CACCAGTGGCAATCTCTTTCAGGCGCAGATCGTTAACATAAGTTGCCATCTATCTTCTCCGACTTTTCGTCTTAGGCTTTGGCTTCTTCATAGACGCCACATGCTTCTTCAGCGTTTCAGCTTGCTTCTTGTGAGTTTTAGAAGCTTTCTCTAAACCCTTAATGACCTTTTTGACCCTTCGTACCATTAGGCTACCTCTTCCCAGTTAGCTGTTTGACTTGTTGATACAGCCGAGTAATTTGGTGTTTGACTATCCGATACAGCCGAATAGTTTGCCGTTTGACCAGGTATGACAAGGCTCCAAACATTTGTTGTGCCAGTTGCACCAGTAGCAGAAACGCCAGTGACAGCAACGACGGCACTGGCTGTAATCGATACTGAACCCACTGAGCCAGTCGCTTCAAATCCGTTGACCGCGATATTGTTGTCGCACTTGACCGTAACGGTGCCCAAAGCACTCGTTGCAGAAACGCCCGTGACACTAACATTCGCATCAGCCGAGACGGACTCAGATCCGACTGCTCCAGTTCCTCCCACACCTGTGACAGATACCGTAACACCCGTTCCCTCAACGATAGATACGGAACCGACCGCCCCCGTTCCAGAAACGCCTGTGACAGAAACATTTGCGTCTGCGCTGACTGTGACCGATCCGACCGCGCCTGTGCCAGCTTGACCCGTGACTGTGACAGGTATCTCTTCATTCCAAGCACCTTCGCCCCAAGTGCCTCTGCCCCAGCCATTGACAATCGCCATTTGTTAAGCAATGCGGATGATTGCGTTGCTTGCATCGGCGGTAGGGAACTGGATCGTAAAGTCGCCAGCCGTGCTTGTTTTGTCACCACCAAACGCTAACGTGCAAACAGCTTTGTCTGACTGGGTATCGTTATAGATCAGGGCACCGTTTGCCGTGATCGTGCTCGAACTGAACGTCAAATCTGCAAAGTCACAGAACGCTGTCGTGCCTGATGTTGTAGGCGTCACACTTGTCAACGCTGCGCCTGCCGCCGTGTACCCTGTTCCTGACACCTCATTCGATGTCGTGTATGCAGTTGTGCTTGCGTTCAATGTGGCAGAGCTTGTGTACAACGCCAACTTAAAACTGTTACCAGAGGTAGCGGTGAAGTTGTGTGTTCCGACAAGGATCTCTTGCTTGAACGAAGTGCAAAGTGCAGATGTGATGCTCATGTAAGTCTCCGTATGATGTTTGCCAGATCAGGTTGCCCTTGAGCTTCAACTTCCGCAGCTAAAGTTGCACGGTCACTCTTGATCGCTTCTCGTATGTAATATCCAACTACATTATGTATGTGATCTTGAAAAGCCAACGCCTGCTCCTTAATCAAAGGATGCGTGTTTTCTCCAACGCTCACGATTCTTTTTGTCGCTGCGTCTGTCCAAAACTCTGCGTCGTGCCCTCCGTTATCTGTGGTTGCAACTAGTACAGTCCCGACATGACCTACTGCTGTCATCTTGCAGACCTTACTGCACCTGCTCGATAACTGTCTGTAGTGCTATAACCCTCACCAAGAGCAATCAGTTCCTGCATAGCAGCATCATATCTAGCTTGGTAAAGCTGCATAAGATCAGGCTCACCCTTGATAAAGGTATATGCCTCTACTAAGCACCCATACAGCAAAGCGTTTTCTGCGTTTGAACCCAACCAGCTAGTACCAGCAGAGGAAACGGTAATAGACTCTGGTTCGTAGAAATAGTGCAACTCCACAGTCAAATTCGCATTAGGCGTTGGCCCAAGTATGAAAGTCGTGTCATCGAACAAAGCATAATGCTTAGGTACCCCAGTCGCCGACTCAGACGGATATGCTTGACGAATAAAGTTCACATCCTTGAACAACAAATATTCATATCCGCTGTTATCAACAGCCAGAGAATAAGGCGAAAGGAAATCAGACGGTGTCTCTAAGTAACTGTTCGACTGCGTAGTCGTGCCCGTAACATTCTTTCTGAAGTTTGGTAGCTGAACAGCTTTCAGTATGCGCTCTTCTGCTTGCGTGATAATTGTGGGCAGATTGGTAACAAGCGTTGTCTCATCCGTCTCTAGATAGTCTTGTATCGCCTGTTTCAGCGTGGTGAACGTGAAAGCCATTAGCTTGTTATCACCGTGACTTTGCCGACGTGACCAACACAGTCTAGACCGACTTGGCCTACAGGGTTAAAAGACCCCAGCACCCTACTATCTTCCAGACCTCGATCAGGTCTTGGATTACGCAGAGCCTTGGGATCATCCACTTTTAGCCTTCCTAGCTGAAGCTGTGGCTGATCTGGATCTACTACATCTCGACCGACCAAAAACCCTGTGGGTCTTTGATTGACTATCTCAGGAACCAGATCCTTCAGAGGATAACGGAAACCTGTCAGGTCACAATATCCAAACGCATACTTGCCCTTAGTGTAAGCACTCAAAACGAATAACCTCCTGGTGCAACGTAAAGTGATGCCTTGTTGCGATCCGAGTCGCTTGCAAGCTTCCACTGCTCTTCATAATCTGCCTTCAAGGCTTGCGATCTAGCGCCTGCCGCTGGGTATTTAAGACTGAGTTGATAGGACAAACCGCTAACCAAGCACGGCAGAAATCTAGCTGGCACGTCTATGTTGTTAGATGCTGGGCTTCCTGCATCTTCTACCCTTTCCATATAGTAGTATCCAAACTGATACGTCTCTTGATCATCAGGGGTGGGCCAAAGATTAATCGTGATCGAGTCAAAATTCTTTTCAACGTAATACTGCAGCGGCTTGCTTCGAGTAAGCTTGTTAGAAAGATTTGAGTATTGACTGACTGAAATACGAGTCATCGATTGATCAAACTGAGAGTTTTGTTCCCCAGCATCTGTTCTTACAAACGCCTCGACAATATCAAGAACCTTACCGTCCAACTGATATTGATTCGATCCCGCAGTCAGAGCTTGGGTTGCGAACTCCACAGACCACAGATTCAAGCCTCTATTTTGCCACTCAAGCATCATCAGGTTGATACTTCGTCGCGCCGTCTTGTAATCGTATCCACTACGAAGCTCTAGCCCAGCACGTTCAAACGCCTCTTCCATAGCATCGGAAAGGTCTAGATTGAATGTAAACGTGCCGCTCGTAGCCACTACGGCCTCCTAGCCTTTCGCTTCTTCTTGCTAACACCTGCTTCGTTCAAAGCGATAGCGATAGCCTGCTTTCGATTCTTTACTTTCTTACCAGAGCCGCCAGACTTCAGCTTGCCCTCTTTGAACTCTTTCATCACCTTCTTCACCTTAGCCTGTTTCTTCTTCTTGGCTGGTGAACTGCTGATCTGCTTCTTCATTTGCGCTCTGCTGATCGGCATTACTTCTTCCCAAACTTTTGCTTTTGCGATTTAGGAGGACTTTTCTTGCTACCGCTGGGGCCACTCCAGAACGTCTTGTTCGCCCAGTAGGCAGCACTTGTCGGCCCCTTGGCTATGTTCTTGGCGTGCCTAGCCTTGAAACTCTTACGAGCTTCCTTGGAATAGTTGTGGCCCATCTTCTGATCACCAAAGCGTATGATCTTCATCTTCTCGCCATCCCTGACAGCGACCACTGCTTTCTTTGTGGGATGCTTTGGTGTCCTCTTAACTTTGTTTAGACCAGTCAGGCCGACCTTTTTGAGCCTATTTTTCTCAGCATCAGTCAAACTCATTTACGATGCCTCGCTGTCTTCTTGGCTATTTTCTTGGGCTGCTTGGAGTGCTGCTTTCCTTTCTTTGTGTCTGCCCGTTTCTTTCGGGAAGTGGCAGCGTACTCCTTGTCTGATAGAGCCTCTCTAGCCTTCTTCGGGAGATACCTCTCACCTGTCGCCTTCTTTCCTTGCGTAGACGGTTTGCCTGACTTGGTGCCCCAGTCTTGCTTCGTCCACTTCTTTAATGATTTTTGTGATTTCTTGAGAGCCATTACTTACCCTTGTACTTGGCGCTCTTTCGCTTTTTGCCATCAGATCGAGCGATCAGGCCGCGAGCCTTTGCTTGCGCTTTCTCACTAGCACCCAGCTTCTCGCCACGCTTTAGCTTCTTTTTGATCGTTTCAACGCTTGCTACCACTATCCTTGCCCCTTTGCTTGCGGATGGCCTCTTTACCTTTCCTAGCGATCTCTGCCTGCCTTGGCTTTTTAGCAAACTTAGCTCGCTGCTCCAAGACAGTTAGGATCTGTATCTTTCTGGCAAAAGGCTTGCGTATCTTCTTGACCTTGGCAACAGTGTCTCGCGCATCCTGAACCGTTGCATATTTGATCGGCACAGTGTCTTTAGGATTCTCATCGGTATACAAACGGCGACCACTGCCCTTGGGTTTCTTGCCTGTTCCGACTTTAGGATCTTTCTTTGGCACGCTGTTCGTATGTCAGGCTAATCCCTGTAGCCGCCCCCAGCTTCTTTATAACGCTTCGCCAGCATCTGCGCTTTACGCGCAGACCACTGACCAGGGCGACCGCCCTTTCCACTAGCTTTGATTTGGTTGAAGAGCCTCTTACGCAAAGCTGGCTTCGTATAGTTACCAGCCTCGTTGACGCGAGATTTACTCTTCTTCTTTTTCTCAGCCATATTAGAAATGCTTCCTAACTTGCATGACGATGTTATACACGTCTCCACTAGAGTGACCGACAGTCGTGAACTGTATGTCACCCGTCACACCAGAACCCGCATTGTTTGGGATGCCAGTGAAATCAGTGAAGTCAAGCGTATCCGAGAAGTCTGCGTTCAGTTGCCAAGCCAGCACGTCGGATGATGCATCAAAGAAAATCTTCACACCCATACCAATGGTTGAGTAGTAGATCTTTTGAATCGAAACCTTCGTACAAGCCGCACCAGTCATAGGATCAACAGCCAGTGCAGACACATCAATCTTAGTAACGGCAGACTCGCCTGAACCGTCGCTCACATTAGAAAAGCGGAAGATGGCTGTGTTGCCATCGTCCTGTATGGTTTGTGTAGCTACAGCATCAGCCATGATTGCCTCCTACTATTGATCGGCAAATGCAGGTGCAGTTGTGCTCGTAACATTCCCGAAGATTTGATAGTTCGTCGTGTTCAAACCAACGATGGTTACATCAAATCCAGCAGGCACATTCAACTGTATGCTGCTGTTAGAGTTGCCATCAGAGAATACTGAACTCACTTCGTTACCATCTGTATCTAGGAAAGTAACACCACCAATATAAAAATTAGTGTTGCCGGGAGTAATAATAAGCGCGTCCGTAGCATCAGCAGCGCCACCAGCGTAAATAAACCTAAAAACAGATCCAGCAATAGGAGCCGGAAGCGTGTAAGTATTATCTTGACCACCGTCTGGAACCAGCAGAATCCTGCCACTGTGGGTTGCATTAGTTAAAGTTACGTTTGCATCAGCCAAGCTGACTGGGCCGTCGCCCAAAGTTGCAACCTCAGTGATAACCCCAGTGGTCGCATTTTTACTGATCGTCTTAAAGGTGCTTTCGGATCTGATAGCACCAGAGAAAGTTGTATTAGCCATTATGTTCTCCTGTCGTGGCTAGTGTCAGATTGTTCCACATGGAACATTCTGTCAGGAAAAAAGGAGTGGCCCCGAAGGGCCACCCAAAGTGCTCTAGCTAGAGCCTGGTGATCCGTAGATTCCAAGTGGGTCAGACACTCCAAAAGAGTATCTCTCCCTGGCCTTGTATCTCACGTTACCAGTATCGAAGTCACCGTCCATAGACGTTTCAAGCGGAGTACGCTCGAACATCTTCATGCCATTCGGTACATCGGTAATGATGAAGAAAGCATTGCTGTCAGTCAGATAGTGATTGACCGCATAGCCTTCTGGGATCGCACCCATGTTACGAATTGCGTTGATGTCGTTATCGGCTGTCGCAACTCGCTGCGTAGTTTCCAGCAGTCTTTCTGCCGTAAACATCAGTGCGGGAGGAACGATCAAACGACGAGGACGTGCAGCAATCAGAAGGCCACGCTCATCTGTGAACGCAGCGATCTCAATGACCGCATTTTCCAATGACGTTTCGTTAAGGTCAGCACCCGTAGATGGACGGTTGGCGTTGGTGCCACCATTCACTAATGGGTGTGAAGCGTTGAACAGGGTTACGCCATCTCCAGACTGGAAGGTGTCAAAACCATTGTTCAGCGGGTTTGCCGCCTTAACTTGCTTGGTGTACGCCATAGCGCGAGACAGCGCCTTGGTGTAACGAGCAGAAAGAGAATCGTAGAGATTATCCTCCATGGCTTCCTCCGTAATTGAGAAACCCATCGAAATTGTCTCGTGATTATACCTGGCTGTAAAAGACTCTTGTGCTGAGTCATAGGTAGTTGCCGCACCTTCCGCCTTGACGGGAGCCGCTGCAAAACCTGACAGCTTGACCTCTTCCTCGAAGCTACGATCAGAGCTTTCAGTCTCATAAATGAGAGTGTGCTCGTCTTCGTACTTTTCATACTCCAACCCGAAAAGGGCATTAAGCCCCGGAAGGAGTTCTTTCAGCATTTGCGCTCTTGAAATTGCCATTGCCTATTACTCCTTACACGCCGAGTGCAGTTTCGTATGCGTGACTCAGAGGCAGATAGGTAACAATCACGTCAGTGAAAGAATCACCAACAGAGCTTGATGGCCCATCTACAAAGTCAACGATACGCAGTGGTAATGAGTTAGTCGTAGCAATAGTACTAGCATCTATAGCATTTTTGCTTCGACCGATTGAGGTTGATCCAGCAGTGCTAACTGCTGATACGTTGTTGCCCAATCCAGTTTGTGCGATGGAACCATCACCCTGCATACGGAACAACAAGTCAGGATCATCGACAACATAACCAACGATATCGTCTGCTGCGGTAGATGCAGGGAACTGTTGATTAAATGTCTTTTGATTGGTGCTTGGATCAGTGTAAGCGCAGCCTACAAAGATACCGACCGTGCCAGCAACAACAGCAGTTGTTACTGCGGCTTTTTCGAGAGTGCCAGCCGCAACCAGCTTCACGAAGTCACCGTAGAAAATAGCGGTGCCATAACCACTTGCAATCTTGATGTGGCGAACTTTACCCGTAAAAGAGCCGCTCGCACTCAAGGTATCAACTGGTTCAGCACCCATAGGGGTAGCAGAAGTAGCCATAATTTGGCCTCCTAGTTAATAACCACTAACCCTGCTAAAGGTTAGTTTCTTCCAAAAGTAGTCCTAGTGCTACGCTCTGGATTGAGCATAGGCATTCTAGGGTCACTCTCTCGCAGATAGTTGTTATCGACCGATGACATTTGATTTGCCGCGATATCTTGGAAGTGCCTTGATCTAGCAGCCATTTTTTCTTCTGGTGCTTTACAAAGCAATAATCCACCCACCTCAATGTTGCCCTCGAACTTCGAGCCTATATCAGACTGCAACATCAGTTCAGGATGATCTTCAGCCCGTACAGGCTCCCATCCTTCTCTGAACATCTTGGACACATGGGTGTTATCGGACTGACCTAGAAGTGCAGTCTTGACCCACCTAAAGACATAACCATCTTGTGGTTCTGGATCAGGCAAGATCGCGGCTGGCTTCCATGAGTCAGTCGGTCGTTGTTCTACTGTTCGAGTAGTGGTCGTTCTTGGTGTGCGCTCTTCAGACATTACGAGGACTCCTTTGCGAGTTGCCTCGCGTACTGTTCGGGGGTTAAACCCAATCTCTTAGCGAGGGAGAGTTGGGTGGACGTTAGCCGTATTTTGCGCGGTTTGGCACCGTTACTCCTTGCGGAGGGTGCCACCACCGTCGAGGGTTGATTGACAGTCACGGTCGCGTCACGCCCATCTGTGTCGCCATTATCCTGCCAATCGTACTCTGGAAAAGCGTTTCTCAAACGCCTATCTATCTGCCGAAAGTATTCAGAACTATTCGGCTGAATTCCTTTCTTTATCAACGAAGCGTGAGTGCCATAAGCTAGGCTGGTCATCTCTTCGTAACCATCCTGCATAAACCAAGGATTCTTATTGGCCCACTCTTGCGCCTCTGGATCTACCTGTACTTGCTGCTGCTGAGCCACATTTTGAGCAGCCTCATTTGCAACTCTCTGTTGATAGAACTGCTGCTCTTGTTGTTCTCTTTGAACTTGGCTCTGAGCGAGATTATTTTCATACCTTTCGGCTTCAGATAATTCTGCTTGCGCCCTTATCAAGCTTTCTTGAGAGGCAACCACATTATCTGTGTCACCTTCTTCATAGGCTTTTTTATATCTATTCCTAGCCTCTTGAAGTGCTAATTCTGCCCTTTGCTTGATTTGTGAGACTAAAGCAGCCTCACCTCTATTGATTAGGGCTTCGTTTTCTCTGTTCTTTTGATTGAGTTGCTCCGCTACCCTGATCGCTTCTTCGCGCATCTTTTCCGCAGCTTCGCGCTTTCTGCGTTCTTCATGCTGCTCGTAGCGTAGCTTGTTGATTCGCTTCTGAACCTTTTCGCTGTAGCCGCTTAGCTCCTCGTCATCAAGGTCATCATCAGCAGCAGACTGCGCCTTTGGTGGTCTGCGATCTTCTTCCTCTCTATCATCAACTATCTCTAACTCTAATTCGTTTTCGCTGTCCGAATCTTCGTTAGACTTCTTCCCAATCTGAGTTCTGACGCCAAAGAATTTTTCTTCAGCACTTGTTTTTTGCTCTTGTTCAGAGTCGTATTGCGCTTCACTCATACCTTCAATATCCCCCTTGGATCTTCAACGACAGCCTCGACCGAATCATCATTGATCAGGCGGAACTCTTTACCATGCACCTTGAATCGGGTGCCCGAATAAGATCTCATCAAGATAAAGTCACCCTCTTTGCAGAGCGGCCCACTGGGGAATCGCTTAGGGTCATTGTAAGCATCGGCTCCCAATTTCAAAACCATGCCGACAATAGACCCTACCTCTTCGTCATGCAGAGTTTTTGCAGCTTTGAGAATGCCGCCCTCTGTCATTTCTTCAGGTTCAGGTAGCGCGATCAACAGTTTATAACCTCTAGGGTCAGGCAACTGTGCAGCCTTGCGAGTCTCTTCATCCTCGTTTGTTGCTTCAACCGAGACGGATATCGTCCCGACATCGCCTTTTGCTAATGCTTCAGACATTAGTTGTTTCCCTGCACTGGAAAAAAGCGTCCAGAGTCGCTTGCACCACTCAATGTGGCGTTATTCAGACTCGAAGCGTTCCTTCAAATCTAAAATTTCTCTCTCAGCCAACGCCAGGCCTTCGATCACACCGCACAATTTAGTGTAATCGCTATAGTCTTTACAAGCCCCGCCACTGATATGGTCTGCGTATTCGTTCATTTTTTCACGCAAACCTTTTTTCAAATAATCAAATACGTTTTCCTGATTGCTAATCATCTAAAACTTCTTTTGCAATCTCTATTCCTGCTTTTAGACCAGCGATCTGATCGCTTGATGAGTTCTCAGCAATACGGGCGGCAAGTCTTGCCTCCTCGATATCAAGCTGCTGACGTAATCTTTGTTGATCCAGCGAAGCCCTAGCTGCTGCTTTTTGCGTATCTAGTTCAAGCCTTCCCATCTCAGACTGCATTCGTCGCTGAGCTTCCATCGCTTTGATTTCTAACTCTTTCTGCTGCATTTGCAAGATCGGATCGTTCATCTGCTCTTCTTGCGCTGCTTGCTGCTGCTCTTGCTGGTTCTTTCCTGACAACTGCGCTGCCGCCATTGCCGCAAGCCTTGATATCCTGAACTCGATATCTTCTGGCAAAGGCTCTTCTGGCCCCGGCAACTCGAAGCCTAGTTCTTTTTCGATCTCGAATCTGTACTGGAACGCTAAATGTTCCTGTATGTGAGCAGCCATAGCAGCACCAATCGCATCTGCCATCGGGCTTTGAGAAACCAAATCCATAATCTTCGGATCTTGCATAGCAGACTGATGCGCCTGTATGTGTGCTTCGTGATCCTGATAAGCGAAAGCTTTAACAGGCTTGTTATTGATTATGTTCATGTTTTCTGTAATCGGATCAGTCGGATGCTGATCTTCATCAGTCGGAACTATCTTGTCTGCGTCTCGGATATTTAGTATTTCAAGCATTTGCCTGTGCAGAAGCGGCATGTCGTACATCTGTGGCGCTTGTTGCGCAAGTTGTAGTGCCGATTGATACTGCATTATACGCTGAGCCATTGTTCCAGAGTTTGGATCGCTTACTGGAATGATGTCTACGCGATCATCGAAGTCTGAAGACACCAAAGGCTCTTTGTTTTCGTCGTATGGGTACGTTTCAGGCCCAAAATCATGCACAACATTTGATAAAAGGCGCAATTCTACTCGCATAGAGGCGTGTAACCGCGCTTGAACCGCGCTCATCACCTTCATAGAGCGTTCTAGGATGGCTAATGTGGTTCCAACTGGCGCTTCTGCGTTCATATCGGCTGCTTTTACGTCGGCAGCAGACGCAAAACGCCGCCCTTCCTCTACAATATCGCCCATAAGCTGGTATAAAACGCTGCTTGGCTCTTTGTAGGGCAAAAAACTGATGTTTTCAGCGATAGATCCGCCCGGAACGTCCACATCTCGGAACTCACCAGGCATAATCGGGGTGTCATCACCCTTAATTCGTAGTCCTCTAGCCTTCAAACCACCTGGAAGGTTAGCCAAAGTGCCTGCATCGACCAATTGTCGTAGCAAAGAGGTGGCAGATTTCGCCAATCCACCGATCATGTGCAGCAAACCGAAGCCGTAAAAGCCTAAACCCGGCATATATTGGTAATGAACGAAGTGTTGTCGGCGCATTTTGCGCTCATCATCTTCATACCAGTTACGTCTGATCGACAAAATAGTCCGCGAGGACTGATCCATGGTCACTACATACGGTAATTGTATGCCTGTCTCTTCGCCTTTCTGCTTATCCTCGAATCCCGGAAGATCCAAATCGACATGCATCTCTAAAAGAGTGTGACGATAGTCAAGATCGTAATTTGCTGTGTCGCCTGTAAGCTCGTTGTACTTCTTTTCTATCTGATCGTAGTCAGGCGTTGGTGCCGGAAGCTCAACATCTGCGTAGAAGCCTGAGACTTGTAGCTTACGAACCTCATTCGCACTACGCCGCATGACCTGTGTCGCTCTTTCGCATGTGTTCAAATCAGATGCGCCATAGCTCACAACAAAGTCTTCTGCTGGGACGAACATACTGCAAGGGCGACCCATGTTTGGATCATAGTAAACCTTGCGGAATGCAGATCCCGCTAACGGCAGAGAAAACAAAAGTCGTTCTGTCTCGGTTCGATACTCTGTCATTCGCTCTGTGAGCAAATAATTAAGGTAATCTTGAACGCGATTCGACTGCTCTTGCTTCTCAGCAGTGATGACACCGACTACAGCAGTCTTTGCTGGGCCAGCGGCAGGAAAAAGTTCTTGTATTGATTGCGATTGAAACCTGATGACAGCTTCCGTCAGTAGGGGATGGAATACACCGCAAGCACCATCCCAAGGTGTCGTTCTGTCTTCATGCTTCAGACCAAGGAGATCCAAGCCTTGTATGTAGGTTTTCTCCCAGTCTGCTCTACTTTCTTTGTCTGCCTTAAACGAACTTAGTAATTCTGATGCGATTCCTTCCAAATCCGAGTCATCAATATACTCAGCAAGGTTAGCATCATGTGGCACCGCACCCTCTGGCGTGAAGTCAGGATCGAAGTCGATCACCATCCCGCCATCTTCTGTTTCTATCGAAACAGCCTCTGGGTTCAGGATCTCTATCTCTAGGTCTGGCTCGTCGCCTGTTCCCTCAGAGAATATCGTATCTGGCGTAGCCAGAGGGCGATCAATAGCCATCTATCCGTTCTTTCTGAAGTTCTGAGTTCGAGCCGCACCCGAGCCTCTGGCAACCGTGTTGCCTCCTTCCTTTTTGCGAACCGCAGTCATGCCACCGTTTGCCATCATCTTGCTGCTCATGCGAATCTGACCGCCTTTTTGCATCTTACCTTTGCCATCGGCTGCGAAGAACGGCACCATTTTTCCATCTTTCTCAACCATTGGTAGCTTGCCACCGCCAGCCATGCCTTTGGTCTTCATCTTGCCGCCACCCATATAACCTTTAGTCTTCATCTTACCGCCACCCATGTAGCCTTTGGTCTTCATCTTGCCTCCGCCAGCCATACCTTTTGCTTTGGTCATACCGCCTTTTTTCATTCCACCTGGGGGTCGAGCCATCGCCGCTCTTCTTGATCCAGCGGCTGCCCTTGCCCCCGATTTCATCGCACTTTCTGCACCCCGTCGGCGCAATTTACCAGCCTTCCTTTCGGCGGGACTCTGTAAACCGAACATGCGCTCCGTAAGTCTATTCTGCTGAAACGTTGTTGCTCCCATTCCTGCGGGTGCCGATACAAATTTAGTTGCTTCGCTGGCAGGCACTGTGCCTCTGCCTCGCATGATGCCTTTTGGGCCTTTGAGCCTGCGTCTTTTTGGCTTAGATTTTCCCATTATGGGATCTATAAATTTCATCTCAATCATCCTCGCTTGCGTAAAGGTTATCGAAGACCTGGTTTACATCGAGAGTATAGTCTAGGTCTGATTTGCTATAGTGAATTTTTTGAGAGGGCTTGAAATCTGGTGCCCCCTCGCCTGTCTCGAACCATGCAGGGTGCGTCACTCGAACCCTGTTGTTGGGCAGCGCAACGATGTTGCCCGTCCATTCTCCAGCATCCAAAAGCTCCATTACATGAGACTGCTTGTGCTGGGCTGGATCATCTGCGATTTCGTTATCGGTATAATCAACCGTGAAGTAATATCTCGCTGGATACATCTCACCATCAATCTTGGCAAGCCAAGGACACGGGGTACACCGATCTAGTACATATACGGAATGCGTTCTCGAACTGCAATCCCAAGGCTGTGCCGCCCAAACAGGCATCGGACTAGGCCACTCCTCCAGCGGGGTGTCACCAACCAAAGCAGTCAAAGGCATCCTTGCCCACATTGCGCCACCATGTACGTTTGGCTCTTCTTCATCATCGTAAGACTCAGCGCCAGTGAATATCACTTGGAAGCTCAAGCTTCGACACGGCATCGTCGTAACAGCGATTGCCATCGCATGAAGAAACTCACCGTGATACTTCAGGTGATTGTGTGTGTATTCCTTCCTCACCCAGCACTTGAAGTACGGGATGTTGCTTTGCAGGAAAGCCATCAGGCAGCGTCCTTATAAAATTCTTTTTCCCACTCTTTGTGCCTACGGATAGGTTCTTTGAAGTAGGGCAAGAATCTTGCCGCATAAACGACAAAGTGATTCACCCAACTCAAAGGCCAAGGCAGTGGCCTCATGTAATCAAGAAACAACACGATCCGAGTATTGTCGGTCATGTTGACCGCAAAATGCTCGTAGGTGTCATCGAACACTACAGCCTTGCCTTCTTCCCATCGGTACTCTCGCTTATCAACAACGAGAGCACATCCGTTGCCATCGGTAGGTATCTGTAACCCTAAGTGCATTCTCAGAACCCCGCACCACGGGCCTTCATGTGGCATGAGCATCTTTCTTGGCCCGATGACCGAGAAGTAGGCAGATACCAAATTCTTTTCGGCATCTATGATTCTCATCGTCTCAGGAAACTCTTGGCAGTTGCGCTCGAACCTTACCTTGCCTGCCTTGAGAAAAAACATACTCCACTTGTCATCGTTGGATATGTAAGTCTGATCTGGGCTGATGGTCTGAAACGGCGCAAAGTCTTTGATGCGATCTTGCATTTTATCGAACTCTGCCTTGATCACATCGTAGTTCTGTTCCAGAACAGCGGTCACCGGGAAGTCAGCGTTATCAAAATAAACCCGATTACCCAGCTTAGAAAACTTTCTGAAAAGCGGTCTGAAAGCTTTCTCTATGATCCAGCCGTTGACTTCGATCAATAGTAGTTTGCCTTTCTAGTGTAGTGCGGCTCGTCTTCTTCGTCAGAGTTCAAACGCAAAAAGCCGCCTTGACGGAACCTTAGCAGCGCCTGTGTCGATGAGTCCACCAAGTCATCGTGCTCCCCAGCAGGAAACGATGCGAACTCTTCGATCACCTCTTCTGCGAATCTTGTGGGTGGTGCCCAAACAATACCTGAAGCAAACAGATCAGAAACCGCATTTACACGGCTAATTTTATCGTTACCCCTAGATGGCGTGTACTCTGCGACAGGTATCCCCATCGCTCTCAACTCAAATATCAACGGCGTTCCAGCAGCCTTTGCCTCCACGATAGTGGCATCAGGTTGCCAGTCCACATAAAACTCTTGGGCTGCTTTCTTTAGTTCTGGGAACTCCAAGCGATCCTTGAACGCATCCAGAAGTATAATGTTTGGTTGGGTAACCCCCTCATCGTCAGGGCGGTAAAAAACGCCCCACGTTGTGCAAGCCGAATAGTC